AGTACCTGTAGTCCTTGTAGTTTTTCATCTGTATTCCTTTTAGTATTTGATGAATGAACCATTTTCTCCGTCTTCGGAGACCTCAATCCAAACCTCGCGGCCTGGATACTTATTGGAAATAGTGTCGTACAATTCGTCCGACATCATTTCGCAACTCTTATGATCTAGCGACAAAACACCTTGTGCGCTAGAATACAGTTGTTCAAGCCATCGCTTGAATTGTATGAATTCCACATCTCTATCATTGTGGGTGACACTAAGCCATACCCTAAAATGGAAAATATGACGATGAGGATTAGCAAGAAACGATACATCATATTGATCTCCTGTTGCTAGGTTAGGGTCTGTAGCGGCCGCAGGATAGCAATGAATGCCTTCCTTTTGAAATGTGACCCAAATCATTTTAAGCGGTCGAATGTCTTGTTTAATAATCATTTTATATTAATCGCTGTAATAGGACCTTTGCTTTTAAGTCCAAAGTTTTCCATAATTGCTTGACTGCACAATGCTCTTTGATAGGCTACTTCATGGGACGGGCCTTCTTTAACAAATTTAAGTTCGTCACATATTTTAGCACATTCTGCGACAAGAAGTCTAGCAAATAGTTCTTGATTGACAACGGGAACACCCAAAACGTCTTCAGTTGCTTTACTAATTATTTCTTGAATTTGTGGATTCATCGCAGTTGCTCCATAGTAATGATTTTAGCTAATTCTTCACCGAGGTCTTTGTCTTCTGTAACTACATGTAGACTATGTCGATTCTCATCTTTCTTTTGGTCGTACTTAGTTGTCTCTACAATAGTACCACCGCTGGCACCATAGACGTTTAAACGGAATGATTGAGAATGTAGGTCTGGTCCATCACTATCTTCAATCGCATAGGATTCTTCGGCATCGCTGTCATTCATTAGCCAGTTGCGTATTCGTTGTTTAAGTGTCATTTTCATTTTTCTTGATTCAGTTGTTTGAATTGGTATTGCACGGCCTAGTCGATTAGAGTGAGTGATTTTTGGAATCCTTCTATACTTTGCTGTTGATGCTACTGCGTATCCGCCACTCATTTGATGATCTCATCTTTGCCATATTGATCCCAATCTGTGAAGCGATCTCTTCCTAGTAGGTCCTGTAGGTTATGACACCACACTCCAGGATTGGTTGCTGAAAAATCTTTATCATCTATCTTTAATGTAGCATTATAGCCTAGTTGATTTAGATAGGGTAATTTTACACTAATCTGCGGAATAAATCTACGCTTCTCTGTAAGACCGCTTTCGAGCAATCCTTCCGTTTCACGGACATCAAAGTCTAGTGTACACCAGAATTCGTGTTCGCTGTCTAGACATACGTAGATCATATTTTCCCACGGCCGCCACGTTTCGGCATCATTGATGCCTAGCGTTTTAAAACTTTGATTAGCACCAAAGTAGATATGTTCACATTCGTACTTGCTAGCCAGTTCCATGATCACATATGGATCGTGTACACCTACAACAAATAATGTTTTCATTCCGTAGGCAGGAGTCTTTTCAATCTCAATACCAGTAAAAAATGTAATATCTTTGGCAACACCATCTGTATAATCACGTTTCATTTTACAAACCTCGGCATAAGTTCATTACCATGATATTGGAAATGACTCAGCATGGGCAACAGGCCCGCCAAATCCTCCGCAGGGTGACGTTCAACCACAGGCATGCGATCACCATCCACCAGCATGAAGTACAGCTTCTCAGTTCCGTCTTCTATCTGGCGATCAAAGATGTGTTGTAGATCTTCTAGTGTCATTCTTCGAATCCTGATGATTTCATTTCAATAGTACGTAGTTGTTCTTGCCGTTCTGCTTCATGCTGGTCGCATAGTGTACGAATCCAGCCGCCACTACGACGATTACCTATACTACCACAATCTTCACATAATTGGCTAGTTAAATTTTCAGCAAAGCTAACAGCACCGCTGATATAGTCATCACCGCCTTGATAGTAAAATCGTAGTGTACCAAATTTTTCTTTGATTTGTTCAACGACAACCTGCGGAATTGGATTACCTTGTTTTTCACGCCAATCAATGTGGTGTTGAATAGTTCCACATAATTGTTCTAGTAGAGGCCACCAACCTTTACCGCAGGCAAATCCGCCGTACTTGTTGGCAAACATCTTTGGAAATTTTTCTTCCATTTGCCTACTAAAACTTTCGTAATCTTTAAATTCTTGATCTTGAGTGTTCATCACCAGGTACTCACATCAGTGATATCAACGGTAGTATCAATGTCTTTATCACTATCGTTGAATAGGTTGAATTTAACAACAACAGTAGAACCAATTCCGCTACTGTTGCTTTCCTCGAGAGTAAACCACTCTACTTCTTTAAAGTGATCTGCCATCTTGGCAAGTTTTTTAATTTGTTCTTGATTAAGAGCAAATTGATTTGGTTGATACTTTTCTTTTTTAGGCATTGCTCTGTTTAATAGTTTTGTGATTCGATTGTTTATGTTTAAGTATAACAATTTTATCTTTGACTGTCAACTTTTGCTTTTTCAATTCAACCAATCTTTGATCGGTAAAATTACCAGTTTTTTCTAATGCTTCGATCTGTTTATCGAGTGCTCGATGTGCTTCTTCCAAATGTTTAATTCTTTGTTCGTACATAAGGTTCTCCTCATTCAGCTACAAGACTATTTAGGTCATCATCATCCGGATTACTAAAATCAATTTCTCCCGCCTTCTTACCACCGTCAAACTCAAACAAACTACCAAACGTATTCTGAGCAGGACCACCTTGTAATCGTGAACCTTCTAGACTCTTTAAGAAACCAGCAGCGTCGGTAATCAATTGAAACGCTTCTGCTTTAGTCTTAGTGTTGAACAGTTCTTCAACAAACGTGGCAAAGTAAAGAATTCTATTAGGAACCCAGTCACTGAATTCAATTTCTTTCTTGCCTTCTACACCTTTTATTCGCCAATCTGGTTTAAATCTCGCACATTCAATATCCATTAACTGTTGAGCACGTTGTACAGCAACAATATGACATTCAACATTATGACCCATCATTAGTGCGTAAGCAAAACTATCCCACGATGTTTTGTTTGGAATCTTACCTAGTTTATTAAGTTTAGGCACAACATTATAATGCGTTGGATCTAAGTGATTAAATTTAACATCACCTAGTTCTTCATCAGTCTTACGAACACCGTAGTCATAATATGCAATATCGCCCATAACGAGTCTAGAAGCAAACTCACTTTCAAACGGAAACGGAATATCTGAGTTAGCAAGTGCTTTATTATCTGGAGCCTTGTCCATAATCACTGACCAACGTTTGTTAGTGTGAACAGCATTAGTATAAACAAGTCCGTGAGCAGTAGCAATGAACGGTGAAGCACAGTCAAAGCTGATTGTAATCTCTGGATTGATATGCTTGCGAATCTGTCTCTGGATTAAGGTTAAGTAGCATGACCAATCTAATTGTGCGGTACCTAAGAAGTGCATCCAGTTCTTGCCTTCTAACAATCCATCTTCACGTAAAGTCATTAGACGCTTTAGTGTAATATCCATCTTACACATATTAGCACCACCCATGGCCCAACCTTCAGCTTCGCGACCGGCGTATTTGCCTTTAGGATCGCTGAACTCTTTGACACCATCGTACCATTTTTCAGCAGTATCCCAGTCTGAACCTTGTAACACATTAAGCCATTTAGTAGCACCTAAGCGATTCATTAGGAAATAGTCATTGTTATAGCGAGTCTTTTCTAAACAATCTTCGAATGTTTTCAAACCAGTCTTTGGACTGTGAATGTGATCACAAGCCCAGGTTGGAACGTCTAGCATCATTGACCAATCGGCAGTTAATTCTAACCATTCAAGAATCTTTTGACGAGTCTTAGTAGCTTCTGGCCCTTCAAAATTCAACCAATCAAACTTAAGAACACCTTTACCAATCTGATACCCACCTGAGTCGCCTAGAATCATTGTCTTTGAACGATCACGATCTTGAATCATCGATTCTTGTGTAAGACTTTTTTGTAGATCGAGTTGTGCGTGACCTGCCGAATACAAACCGTACTTGTAATAAAAGTAGCCTTGTTCGGGATTTAAAAAGTTCATGCCCTCAATGCCGCGATCAAATCCTTTAGGAATACGATCGTCCGGAACAAACTTTTCTAAACGTTGTTTAGCAATGTATGTGCTGTAGAAACTACTAATCGCAGGCAAATAGACTGCGTAGTCTTTCTGTAGGGGTGTTAGGTCAATTGGTTGTTTCATATTCTCTCGATAAAATTGCTGTAAGTTCTAATCTTGTTTTTGCCTGTTCTAATTGTTCTAATGCTATACGAACAGCTTCGTTAGTTGTTGCTAACTTATACCACGCATCCTCTTTGTCACGTTGCTTACGTGCCCATTGTACTATTTCTAGTACATCTTGATCAAGACCTACAGTAGCATAGCTGGTACTCATGTTTATCCAACCATTGCCATCAAACACCTGCATGTCCGATCCCCATATACGCATCATGCCTGTTATGGGATTATTAGTATTTTGATTAACATAGGGTACACTGGTGTTGCCACCAGTGACTGTTATTCCAATGTTACCTTGTAAGCCTTTGATCATATTTAGGCAGCTTGTGCTGGAATAATATATTTGTAAGTAGCAAGTCCGCTATCTAGAGTAATTTGAATAGCACCTTCATTTGACAAACTCATCTTTGTGTTGTTGACATCAGCAATCTTAAGGATACTTAAGATTGGCATTACAGGCCATGTCCAACCGCGATCTAGTTTTCCACTAACACCCATAGCAAACACAAACTCTCCGCCGTGTGTCGAAGCATCACCAAATATAAACTTCAAATTGCCGTTATCGGTTTTTGCTAAAAATGTTGGGTGTTCACTATGAGCACCTGCTTGGAAGTTGAAACGCTGAACAGAAGCTACGCTTGGTTCAATCTCTACGTCCCACTTAACACCACGGAACTTGACAGTCTTCATCTTTTCGTTGATGATTTCTGTGTTCATAAAGCGATAGTCGTTCTTGAAGTCGCCGTCTTTGTTTTCAAAGTGAATACCTACTGGCAATGTTTCGCCGTTGCGTTCTGCTGTAGTAATACTGATCTTAGCATCTTCTTTATATTCAGCACCGTCGAGCAAGTATTTTAACTTGTTTAATTGTGGCATACCAAACACACCAATCATGTCTGCGTAAGGAGCAGCAGTTTCGGCTTCCATGATAACTGAACGGTCATCCGCCATTGAGTTAATGGTTGTACCTTTGTCTGTGCCTGAAACTTTAACAGTTGTTAAGAAGCCTAGGTTTTGTGTATGCGATACGATATCTTGTAAAATGTCTTTCATTTAGAGTTTCTCCGTGTATAGTAAGATTATATTTAGATCGTGAATAAAAAGCAAATTTATTTTACTCAAAATCAAATAATTTGTTGAAGTTGTTGTCACTTCGGGTTGAACTAATGTCCCATTCTAGGACACCAATTAAGTTTTCTAGCTTTTCATCGATGACTGCGTTTTCCATTTCAGCATCGTTAAAAGGCAAATCCTTAAACCATTGTGGTAGTCTAAGTTCATCTACAGGATATGCCACTGAGGTATAGCCCATTGGATTGTCTTTGACCTTACAGACAATAACTTTCGCTCCATCTGTAATAGCCATTGAGTACTTGTCATCATTCATACGCTTCAAAGTGTTCCAGTTTAAACTAGCACGAACATGTCCGGGCATGTTAGTCTTACCTGCTTTCTTTTCTTTAGCTCGATACTCAGTAATATTGTTAGCACGTTTGGGAGATCCTTTCTCCCAACCGGGCCTAATCTTAAATTCGGTACGGAACGCAGTAATGTATTCAAGGATTTCTTCCTTAGGAACACCGTTCAACACTTTTTCTAATACTTGACTTAAGAAGTCTTGAATAACGACAGGGGTATCCGAACGCTTTAGATCCAAGCCCATGGCTTTAATTTTACCAGGCTTACCTTCCACATCTTGACGTTTACCTTCTTTATCGTAATAAAGGATAGCATAACGCTTCTTAGTCATGAACAAGCCTTTACTAGCAACGAACTCTCTACCGGCTTTAATAACTTCACCGCGTGATTTTGGACAATGAAATTTATCCTGCATCATTTTAGGAAAGCTAGCATTAACTTCATCAGCAATTTGATCATAAAGCTGTACTACAGTTTCTTTAGTCCACGGCAACTGTCCTGACTCAATCTCTTTCTTCAGTACAGGATACGCAGAGAAGTAACACGAGTCTGTATCACCGTAGATAACAGCTTTACCTCTGTAGTCATATTCGCCTGTGGCAATTTCGTTAATTTTACTAGCCATGTGTTTAACAATTTGACGACCACTTAACGTAGTCGACTGACCAATGCGATTATCAAAGAAACGGCAACCAGGATTAAGAATAGCACCATACAGGCTGTTCAGGTTAATCTTCTTAACCAACTGTCGCTTGTCCCAGTATTCTTCTTCAATCTTGTTGCCGCTGGCAATACATTCTTTGAGTTTGGCCTGCATCTCTTTACGTTCAGCGTACCAACGCTTTAACAAGCCGGGAATAATACCTTCTTTCTCATAGGTAAAGATCGTGCCGTTCGCACTGATCATCCACGGTTGATTGCTGTCAAAGATTAAATCATTAATTTGAGCACCGGATAATCTATCACTACCTCCGTTTTCCCAGTCAATGATGATTTCTTTAGAAATGTTACGTTCAATTACTAGTTCGTACTCCAAACTACCAAATACACCTTCCCAAGCTGAAGCGAACGACTTACCTTTGCCCATTTCTTGGTCAATGTAATTTTTAGTATACTCGGGACGTAGTTGCCCCACGATAGTTTCAGGTCCCATGTTTAGAGCACGAATCGCTGACGGATATAGTGAGTTGATGTCTACAGAACCAATCCATTCATGAATGCCTTTCTTGGGATAAGCAACATAAGCACCTGCCGCTGGTTCACTGCCCGGTTCACGTTTGATTCGATTAGGAACGATAAATCCTCTGCGATGTGCTTCGTTGATAATAGCTTGTTCGGTAACAGCTACAGCACCCATGGTAGTTGCCAACAATACTGTGTTTTCATGAGCAATTTTATTAGCTAGATCTAAAAATTTAAGTTTTTTATCTAATTCGTCTAACAGCATTGTGTCGTTTCTGTTATATTCGATAAACTTTTTGAAGTCGTTGTTATATAATTGATCTAGTGTGCCTTCGTATTGAGTTTTAGTTTTAGCTAACTCGTACTCGGCAATAGCATCTAGTCGATAAGTGTGCCGTTCTTCGTAGGTATATTTTCTATACAGTTCTAAATAGTCCAAGTGTACACGGCCAATGAGATCATAGGTAACAGCAGCCTTGCCGTACTTTTCATATTCTCGCTTTTTTGGGTATTGATCCCATAGGCAGAATCTACGTGTGTCATCTTTACTAAGAGCTTTGATGATCCTGTTAGTTGTATACGGAATATCAAAGCCTTCTGAGTTCCAACCACTTAAAATATCAGCATCTTGAATAATATTTAAAAAGTTATCCAGCAACTCAGATTCTGTTTCAAATAGATATGTGTTAGGAAATTCAGCAACAGCAGTTGTGGCTTCGGCCATTGTCATGGTCTTTGGCGGAACAGCTAGACAGATAAGTGTATCTAACCATTGTAGGTGAACAGCAATAGCAGTGATTGGCATGAACGCATCATCCGGTGCCGCATAGCCACGTTCCGGATCAAAATCAACTTCAATGTCGAAGAATGCTACGTTTAGTTTAGGAGCGTCTTGATTTAGATAGTTGTCTTCTAGACAACGATAGATAGGATTGATATCTGATTCATACAGTTTGGTCCCGCTGTGTATTTTTAGTTCTTTGTGTAAGTCTTTGAGATTTTTACAAGTAATACGACTAAGCGGCTCGCCGTTAGTGCTTACATACTTGCCCTTAGGGTCTTGAAAGTAAAAGATGTGTCGAGCAGGATAATCTTTGTAATGTCTATTACCTTTATCGTCACGTTCGACGATATGAATAGTATCCTGATCGCGTTCATAGAATGCGTCAACGTAGCTCATATATTTTCCTCTGCCATTTTCGGCTGGCAAACCAAAATGATCATTTGTGGCTGATCAAACCTTTCTCTTAGATATTTATTAAACGTATTAGTGCTACTATGTCTATAGTGACAATTAGCAAATAATTTGCTACCATACCTGTGCTGCGTCTTGTCCACGCTGCCCAACCAAATATTGTACATTGAATAATAAACAGCGGATACAAAATTAAAAAAGGAGGATTAGGCAAAGTGGCACCCATCCATATAGTACAACAGATACTCATGAACCAGGCAGTAATTTCTAGAACAAACCTTAACGGCCATTCACGATAGTCTGCCTTAGCCCAGTCATATGTTTTTTGAAAAAACTCTATCATTCAGGTAGGTTCTTAGTAACGCCAAGGATACCTTCAATCTCTTCCCACTCAGCTTCGTGATCTTTCCAATTATCTTTGCGAGCAATTCTAATTGCTTTGTTAATCCAACTTGGTTTAATTTGTAATTCTTCTGCTACTGCTTTAACTGTTTCTTTAAGACCTTCGTTGAGATCTTCAATTTCACGAAGCACATTACCGCCTTCGTTAATTAGTCTTTCTAGTTTTGCCTTTTCTTCAGGACCGTACATTTTAGCCATTAATATAACTCCAAGTAATAGTGTATATTATATAGCCAACAAAAAAGCCAGTCAATGGTTGACTGGCTTTTGTTTACCAAACGAATTAATTATTCAGTGATAACTTTGTGTAAGCCCCACTCGCCGCCCATTCTTTCATAGGTAGCAGCAGCAAATGCCTGTGCCTGAACTGACTCGTTGAATCTGCTCTTGCCAACTCGTTCTGCCCAAGACCAAAGAGCTTTGTCCATTGGATCAATTTGGAATTGACCGTGACTTTCTTTAACAATCTTAAGAGCATTACTAAAAGTCAGTGACTCTTTAACTGATTCTTTCTTACCAAAATACTTAGCTTGCTTGTCGCTCATGCCTTTCTTAGTAGCAGGTTTATTATCACCTTTGTCAGCGGCAGCTTTCTTCATCGGCTCTTTCTTGTCACCATCTTTGTCAATATCTAGGAAGTCTGGCTTAGATCCTTCTTTGACTTTGGTGCTCTTAGCAGCTTTCTTCATCGGCTCTTTCTTGTCACCATCTTTGTCAATATCTAGGAAGTCTGGCTTGGCTGCTTCCTTGACCAACTTACCGTCAACGTATTTCTTTACAGAACCAGGATTTTTCTTTGCGTATTCTTTAGAAGCTTTAGATTGTTCTTTGTCTTTGGCTTTTTGTGCCTGACGCTCAGCACCAGTCATTGCTGTCTTAGAAACTTTCTTCTTTGGCTCTTCTTGATAATCCTCATCACTGTAATCGCCTTTTTCGTGCTTGATGCCTGTGGCTGTTTTAGTAACAGTTCCGCCTTTGGCAGTTTTCTTTGTATCGCCTACTTTCATCTCTTCGGCAATTTCTTCTTCTTTCTTTTTCTTAGCTTCGGACAGGTATGTAGTACGTCCGCTCAGAACACGTAGTTGTGCATCTTCATTTAGCTGTACAGCTTGTTCTAGCTTAGGTGCGTCAACACCCTTAGGTGGAGCAGAAAAACTGTCCAATTTATTGAGTATAGATTTAAAATCCATGTTCTTATCCTTGTGTCTTAAATTGTTTCCACTGAGTATTGAGGCTTTCTGCCACTTCAACAGTGAGTGCTTCGTCGGGTTTATCATCTAAAGAAACATCGTTGTTATCTTTAGGTTGTTCGAATTTTTTCTGATATTCCATGTAATGTGCTACAGAATCTAGATAATCGGATGCTTTAGTAATTTTAGCAGCGACCCACCCTTCTAAGTTATCACCTGGTCGAATCATATGGAAGATTTTAATAGCATATTCAGCAGCTTTGTAAAGCTCTGCTCTAGCCATAGAAGCTTCGTGGTCTTGAGGACCCAAATCTTGATCTTCGTTAACTGATTTTTTATTCATATATCTATTTATCTTTTTGTCAAAGAGCCGCCCGAAAGCAGATTACCGCCCTTTATATCCAAAGCATTAGGAGCAGTTCCGTCCTTGCGTTTTTTAGGTTGTTTTCCTTTAACATTAGGATACACTACACCTACAGACACATTGGCTGCTGATGTACCACCTGCTGTAGCTGTTTCTTGTACAATGTCTTTGATTTTCATTTAATTTCTCTTACATTACTTACTAATGCTGTTTTACCGTACTGTGCTTTTAATAATCGTCTAGCCATTTCCTGATTTTTAGCGGTCACTGTAGTATCTATAATTTGACTATAGCTTGCCTGTTTTATTTTTACCTTAGCAGCAAAAAACTTAAACTGATTAGTAAGCTCTTCAATTCTCATACATTATTTACCAGATTTCATATTGGCACACCAATGGTACATTTTTGCTTTTTCGCCCGAAGCATTTTTAGCTCGCTTGCGTAGATCTGTAACGGAACCATTACAGCTAGCACCTGCACGTTTTACACGTCCTGGACGACTTTTGCCCTTTACCTTGCCGTCGGCAAAGTTTTCATGCTCGATGCTTTCCCCGCCACCACCGTCACCTAAGCCGCCGCTACCGCTGTACCCTGAATCATATCCGTACCATCCATACGGGCCTGGCCCATACGCAGCCCATCGACTCTTACGTTTTCGTTTCTTTTTGCCTTCGTCAACATTATCTTTGTTAGTTAAAATTTCTTTGGCATCTCTAAGCCCGTCAAAGACTTTTTTAAGACTATCCTCGTCTGCTTGATACTTTATAGCAATACCACCTGCTGCTTGCCATTTTCTAATGTTTACACCGTAGTCATCGATAAGGATATTAGGAACACCGTTGGTATTAGCATATATTTGTTTTTCGTGTTCAAACACCCAAGCGTCAGCAGGAACATTGATGTGTTTTGCTAACCACTCTTTTTTACCTTTGATACTGCCCTCTTTATCAAAGTTTAATGGACTGCTAAGAATTTTATATCCACCAGCAAAGTTTTTAACAATGTCTAATAATTTATTAGCTGTTGAAAACGCTGGTAAACTTTTAAACAGTTCGTAGGCATTCGAATCTTTAAAAAATGTTTCCCATTGATCTTGAGTCATTTTATTATAATGTTCAACGTCGTGAAGCCCACCGACATGATTAAATAAGTCAGCAAGAACACCGTCCATGTCAACATAGACTGTAACGCCTTGCGGTAATTGTGTTAAATCTTTTGCTCTCATTAGTGTGGACTATAAGGATTTAATGGACGGTCTTCTTCGCCCTGTTGCTCTGGAAACACTGGATACTGGTTTGGATTCATACTGAAAAACTACTCCCACATCCGCACGATGTTTGAGCGTTAGGATTTTTTATGGAAAATTGCGAGCCCATCACGTCTTCGGTATAATCGATTACAGCACCATGCATGTAATTCATGCTCATAGCATCGATTAATACTTTGTATTTGTCGTCGAGCATAATCTCAAAGTCGTCTTCGTTTTGAGTGTCATCAAAAGTAAAACCATACTGAAAACCAGAACAGCCGCCACCTTGGACAAATGTGCGGAGTTTCAAGTTGGGATCGTTTTCATCAATTAATAGATCAATAACTTTTTGCTTTGCTGTTTCTGTAATATCAATCATATTATTTTCCTACGGGTTTTTCGCCCGTCATGTAAGGTAAACTAAACCATAACTGAAACCATTCAGGAGTTCCGGGTCTAATATTATGTTTTTTCATAAGTTGGCCTTTTTCATTGCCAGTTATGCTGATATTACTACCTTGTTCAATAGCATACGGTGTATACCCTTTGAACTCGTTAGTAATGCCTGCTAACTTTTTTAGTTCACTTATCGGATCCATCTGCTTTCTTATGGCTCTTATAGCCTTTGTTTTTCATTGACCATGCTAACGCAAACGGATTGTCAATGTCTTTATGTTTCTTCATAGCTTTGACCGTGCCCTTAAATCCTGGAGGTGCTTTTTCAGCAATGCTTTCAGTAGCAGGCTCGCCGGTAACTGCAATAGTCCACTTCTTGCCAGTAGCTAGTGATTTCTGTTGAGCCATAGCATTTAACTGACGTAGGTGATCTCTTTCTTTATAATCGTCAGCAAACTGTCCCCGACCTTTAATTACTTTCCACTTCTTACCGTTAATATAAACAGCAAAGTTGTTAGGCGGTTCTGTATTGCCTTCGTCCCAATCTTCTGGATCCCTTGCTTCCATACTTACTTCTTCAGGGAACACACGTTTTGCGACTCCGCCCATGTGAGATATTCTAGAATGTTGTGTAACAGTAAACTTTTCATTTGGATGTTTAGACTTCAATGTTTCAAATGCTGTTTTAGCTTCTTCGTATGTAGCATAAGCAGGACCGACGCCATCCCATGCTCTAGGTGGCATTTCTAATTCAATATCTCGTTTGGTTTGATGACGCACTCTAAAGTAATGCGGATCTTCACCGGGGTTGAGATCTACAGAACTTTCAGCCATTTCTTTTTCTTTCTTAGATAGTTTTTCTGTCTCACGACGTGCTTTGTCACTTAGGTTAGTAACTTTGCCACGACCATCTTTATTAGCAGTGGATTTTTTCCACTCGCCTTCATCTTTCCAACTGGTAATGTTGCCGTCTTTATCTTTTACTTCGGTACGTTCCTCATCCATCGGGACTAGTTCTTTTTTGTGCTTAATGTCGCCCTGCTTTTCAGCTTTCTTTTTATCTTTGTGTGCGCCAGCACCTGCGGTTTTTTGATTTTTAGCCACGAAGTTTCTTGGCTTACTTGCTGGTATAAATTCTTTAGCTTTCATAATTATTCCTGTGATTCAATCCATGGTTCTAAATATTTTCTAAGTATTGAGAATAATTCTTTAGAAGACCCTTGTAAATTTTGTGGCAACCCTGATTTAAAAGATTCGAAATTATTATCTATAGCTGCCTGCCTCATCTTACTAGCACTCATTCCTTCAGCACCTTCAGCATCGGGATCTCTCTCCCCGCTGGAGATTATTTTAATAGAATCAAAATTATAATCAATTCCGTTTTGTTGATTGAGTAATTGTTCAAATTCTGGAACACGATCTGATCCGCACACATGAATCACATTATTAAATCCTTGAGTTTCCAATAATTTCATCATCTCTATAACAGTTTTAACTGATGTATCGCCGATACTGATATTTGGAAATGCCTTTTGTACAAAACTTAATTTAATATCAAATGGCAGCGGATTAGACAATCTTGTTTGATTCTTCCCAGTAGCCTTGTGTGTTTGTGACACGAATAGAAAATGAGCATCGGCTTTTTGTTTTAATACTGTATTAACTAGTTTTTGGTGACCAATTGTAGGCGGGTTCATTCTACCGAATGTTACGGCTACAGTTTTTCCAGGTTGTTCAAATAACTCATTAATTCTCATAGTCGCCACGTTCTATAAATTTACTTTGTTCTTCAGCAAATCTTTTACATATTGCTTCTATAACTTCGTTAGTAAAAATATCTTCTTTGATATCGTTGAGATCGTATTGTTCGCAGTATTTAGGAATCGCAGAAACAACAGCGCCGTGATACAACTGATACTGATCAGCCCCGCCTCCTAGTTTTCTATGTTGTTTAACAGCAGGGAATAAAGAATGACTTGTGAGTTCATCATCGCTATCTATGAAAAATTTTAAATCTGAAACATAATCAATGTCAGAACTTAATCTTTCGTCTCTGTTTTCGGTCTCAGGACCAAATAATTCAAATAATCTCATTACCAGCTCCTACAAGACCAGTAACGTGCTTTCCAACGTGGACCTGGATTTTTACAATTATGTCTAGCACGGAAAGATTTTCTACGTGCTGGATTAGATTTCTTAATACGCATTTTCTTATCGCCAAAGTTTACTTTAACAATATTGCCGTTTGGTTTGCGTACATATACTTTTGATTTCTTTACATCACCTGCCATCTTCTTGCCCAGGGGAACTTCACGACCTTGGTACTTGGCTTCTTTGTTAATGCTGTCATCTAACTCTGTATCTGGCTCTTTTTCTTTTTCATTATGGATACGTATTATAGCTTGTAATAATTCGCCTACGTATGGAAACCAGTTTTTAAAGTCTCCGGGATTAGTAT